AGAGCCATTCAGCAACTACAGGAAGCCTCACAGCAGGTTATTCGTGCTAAGGAGCGTGAGGTTGGAACGGATGCTATTATAGATGCGTATAAAATTACACTTCAGATGCTAGCACAGAACTTCTCCAAGGTTATCCCTATTCGTAGGTTCGCTGAGGATGGTTCCGGATATGAGTTTAATCATATTGCTCCCTACGATATTGACCCTGATATGGACTTTAGATACATACCGGGCTCCTCTCTACCGGAGTCAAGAGCATCCAGATTCGACCAAGCTATCGACCTAGTTCAGATGGGCTTGATAGACCAAGAGCAATTCTGGAGATGGACTCAGAAGGATATATCAAAAGAAATTCTAGAGGGGCTTATACAGCAGAAACAAGCCCAGATGCAACAAATGCAAGATGAGATGGATGTGATGCAGAACTCAACCAATGAGGATGAGATAATGGATGCTATCCTAAGACAAAGAGAGGGGAGTGGAATTGGCCAAGAAACAGACGCAAACGCCCAAAACCCTAAGCCAGTGGTGCAGTAGGAACGGGTACCCCGGTGTAACTGAGGAGTGTATCCTCTCAGCCTTTGGGTCTAATATCCCCGAGGTTCAGAAATTAGCTAAGAACGAGAAACTTAAAGGAATTGCAAGTGGCGGAAAAAAAGAAAAACTCTACGGGCGAAAGTAAGCAACGCTCAGTAAGAAATATTGCTAAGGCAGGTTTTGTTGGTCCTCACCCTAGAGGACAATATATGAGGTATGGTGATTATAATCCCTCAGAAGTGCACGAGGGCACTGCAACCTACAGAGGAAGCACCCTTCCAGATAGCTCTGTAACAAACAGAAATATGTTTGCCAGATACGTTAGGCGTGGGGATGGTGGGTCTAATCGCAAGGGGTTTATTTTAAACGGTAAGCTATATAAATTCACGGGTAGTGCTTCAAGTGATGCCCATGTACCGGTTGAATCATAATGTCCCGCAAGAAAAAATTACAAAGCATAGCTAGAAGCTCTCAAGCCAAGTATCTTAAGTACGGTGACTATAAGGAGGGTGATGTGCACGAAGGCACGGCATCATATGGAGGAAATACATATGCTGATTCGCCTATGACAAATAAAACTCAATATTCTTCTGCGGTTAAGCGTGGGCACCAGAAGGATGCATTTATTTTTCAGAAACAATTATATCAAATTAATAATACTAGTGGCACTAGTTATTCAGAAGTACAAGTTTAATTAACAGACCAACCCGAAAGGAGCGTCTAAATGAATAAAGCGTATAATAACGTAGAGATAACGCCTGAAGAAATGGCTAATCTCGAAACACCCGATGAGACCACAGCGTCAGAAGCATCGGTTAATGAGTCCACCGAGACTCAACCAACAGAAACAGAGGAAACTTCAAATGAAGTAACTGAAACTGAATCTGATTCGCAGGGAATTGAGATAGATGGTGAAAGCTACGATGTTGACACTATCAAGGAGTGGATGTCTGACTCTCAGAATAAATCTGAATGGTCAAAGACAAACACCCAGAAGGCTCAGGACCTAGCGAAGTGGACTAAGCTCGTTGAGAAAATTGACGAAGACGATGAATTCCGTGAGCACATGAAGGACTACTTCTTCGATGATGACTCCATGGCTGATAAATTGGGCTTAAACGACAAGTTTCCTGAATTAGGGGTAGATGCTCCGGATGAGGAATTGTCGCCAATGGAACAGCGTATAGAGGCATTAGAGGGAGTAGAGTCAGAGCGTGTTATGGAAACCCGTGTTGATACTCTCAATTCGCAGTTGACCGCACTTGAGGATGCAAACCCACTCATATTAAATGAGGAAGGGGTGAAAGACTTCCTAACATTCACAGAGGAACACGCAGAGCGTTTTACCGTGGATGGTATGCCTAGTCTTGAGCGTGCCTTTAAGGAGTGGTCATACGATGCGATAAACGACCAGCTTACCCACTTTAAAAAGTTGGCTGGGAATAAGTCTCGCAACGAAGGTAAAATTGTAGGTACGTCCGAGCTGGGTGCTAAGGAGACTAAATCTCCTAAGAAGTACACCAGCTTCAAGGAAATGTCTATGGATGACCCTGATATTGCGAAGTACTTTAATGAATAGGTCCGTGTAAACGGAAGAAAGGATAAAGTAAAATGGCTTTATCTACAACTGTCTCCGCATTGACGAGAGACAAATTTATGCCTGTTCTTGTGGATAACATTTTTAATTCCAATGTTTTATGCTATAAGCTTCTTAAGAATGCTGAAAAGATAGACGGTGGTGCAAAAATTGTAACTCCTATAGAATATGCAGAGAACGATTCAGATAACTCTGGATGGTTAACACATGGTAGCATGAGTTCTACTGGTCAAACATTAGAAAATATTGCTCAGAAAGCTGAATGGGATTGGGCAACAGGGTATAACTCTATTGTTTTGTCTGGTGAAGAACAGTTCGTTAATGCAGGGTCTGCACAAGTGTTGTCAGTATTAAAAGCTCGAATGAGTAATGCTGAAAAAACATTTAAAAACCTTATTGGCAATGGGTTATTTAATGATGGAGCAGTATTACAAGGGATTACTTCTCTTAATGGTGCTGGAACTGTTGTTAGTGGAGATTATTCTGCTGTAACAGACCTTATGGATACTCCAACTGATACTTCACTATTTCACGCTCCGGGTAATATCGATAACTCTGTTTGTGGGTATGACCGCTCATTAGGTGGGATTAACTCAGACTCTCAACATTGGTGGGATGCCCAAATTGGGTCATTCTCAACAATGCTTGCTGATGCTGATAACGCTGTAGCTCCAACATTCACTGAGTGGACATCCACTACTAATGGTGTTGCTGATGGTGTTAAGAAAATGACTCAGATGTATGGTGCTTGTTCTATTGATAGCGACCAACCTGACTTAATCGTAACTACTCAAGTTATATACGATGCTTATGAATCTTCATTGCAAGGTAATAAGCGTTTTGATGGTGATGCATCATTAGGTGACGCTGGGTTCCAAAGCTTACGATTCAAGGGTGCATCTGTTGTTGTTGACTCACATTGTCCAGCTGGGCACATGTACATGCTTAACACTAAGTACCTTGACTTTAAAGTTCACAGCAAAAGAAATTTTGCATTCGAGGACTTCAAGGCTCTTGAGGCTAAAGATGGTATCCAAGCCAGAATCTTCTGGATGGGTCAGTTAGTTTGTACTAACCCACGTATGCAAGGTCTACTTGTAGGTGGTCCAACAGGCTACTAAGCTGTAAGTTAAACTTTTAAGGGGGCTCTTCGGAGCTCCCTTATTGGGAAAAGGAAAAATAATGACCGGCAACGAAATGATTACCAGTATGGGACTCCGAATGGAGGACCCAGCTCAAACTGTTTTTACTCAAGCAACTGTTTTAGACGCTTTAAATATTGCCCAAAAAACTGTAGTTAATTTAATAGATAATAGATACTTACAGGAACTGGAGACTATCGCAAATAATAAAACAGCAGGTGCTGGTGCCCGATGGAGCACATGTACCTATGCGACTGCATTTGGGTCAGCTCTCCCTGTCCGAAATGGGATTACAGGGGTATTTGATGAAACCAATGATAAATGGTGTACCTTAATTGAGCATAAGGATATAAAGGACCTTGAAAATACATATCTAAGTGGAACAGCAACAAATCCAGTTGCATTCTCTTTTGATGAAACAATTTATGTACAGCCGACTTCATGCGTTTTAATTGACGTATGGTATATAAAGGCTCCAACAGATTTAACTGCAAGTGGCACCGAATGTGAATTGAATATAGCTCTTCAGGAAATGGTGCTTGATTTTGCAGAAGCCCAACTATGGAGAATGGATTCTAAGCCTAATAGGGCGACTAGTGCGTATAATAGTGGGCTTAATATAGTAAAGACTTTAAATGAAAGATATCTATCTGACCAAGTTATTGGGACGGAGAGTAAGTAGTGGGAATCCAGCAAATACCTTTAAGTAGCGGATTAATTACTCAGGCTGATGGAGAGGATGTTGGTATAAACGGATGCACTGAGCTTATTAATGCAGAATTTGATAAACCGGGCATAATATATAAGCGGAAAGGGGCTGAGACCGCTGTTGATACTAATAAAACTTTTATAGCAATTTTTAGATGGGTTAATTCACGATTCACAAACGATATTGCTTGGATTGCCTTGGATTCGGCAGGAGAGGTTTGGTATAGTGCTGGAACCTCTGCCAATCTAGCATCTTGGACTACACTTACGGATTTAAATGTGTCTGATGCACGGATATATAACCATGGGACCTTTTTGAGGGTTGCTGGTGGCACAACGGTACAACCTAGAATTATTCAAAGTATAGATAGGAATTTTTTTTACACAGATACAACTACTTCTTTACATAGCTACGATGCTTTAAATGTTGGTCTGCCACCAAAGTACCCAACTACATTTACAATTATTGCTGATGCAACATATACAAAACTAAATCAAGGTGGTGGTGGTAATCTTCCTTTTGCAACAACTGCTAAAACTTGCTATTATAAGATTACTCCAGTTTTTGATGGTAACCAAGAACTTCCATTTAGGGATGAATATAAGGCTTTTAGCTTAACTGCGAACGACCCGCCAAATTCCAATGTTCAAATTAGATTAGGGTTTAATGACGGTGTTGGGAATTGGGACCCACGCATAACTTCAATCAATTTATATAGAGCAATTACAGATGGCCATGTCCCAGAGGATTCGCTATATCAAAGGATTAATACATTTGAGACTACTCAATCAACTGCAACTGATTGGATAAATGGAACTGGTGAAACTGGCAAACAGGTATTTAGTGGTGGGGTTGCAATAGATGCTGATGCAACCACCTCACATAAATTATATTGGCACGCTACCCAATTAACTTTAGAAGCTACAACTCCATTGTGGGGTAGTGGCAGTAAGCATACAATTTCAGAGGTGCATACAAATCACCTTTATATTGCAGATGATTTTGATGGGTCCAATGATTATTGGGGAGCCACAAAATATTGGCATATAAGAGACGAAACCAATTTAGTAGCAAATGATAATACTTATACACGTGAGTGGTCGTTTGAATCAGATATGACGGGCTGGACCGCACAAACCGATGCGGATGAAACTGCTACGGCTGTTGGTGATTCAACTCAATTAACTATAGAAACGTCTGGTAGTAAGACTGGCTCAAACCATTTAAAATATGTTGGTAGTAGTGCTGGTGGGCAAGATGAGAGCTTGCAAATGGTTAACTATATCCCAGCGACTGTTGGTGAAAAATTTGTTGTGTCAGTTTGGCTTAAAGATACTGGCACGATTACTGGGTATAAGATGGAGGTATGGTCAACCGCTGATAGTTCAGCCTCAAATACAGTGACTAAACATCTCTCTGGCACTTGGCAACAGTTTTCTTGCGTTTATGAGCACACTGGAGGAACTGGGTTTAAAATAGTTTTCCCAGAAAATTTTGGAGGTAGCAGTGCTGTTCACTTCGATGCTATAGAGGTGACTAAAATTATCCAATCTGGAAGTGCTGTATATTCTGGTGATAATGTGTTCGCTCTAGAAGGGTCTGTGAGTGGTACAGATGGAGCTGTAGATAAGGTTGCTAAAGTTGGTGGAACTGGCGACCATATTATTGTGAATAATATTACAGATGTATTCAAGGTTAATGCCACTCCGTTTTCAACTCCATCTTCAGCCATTTTAATAACTTCTGCTGGCGACCAGTGGAGTCAACCGGCTGGTGATGCAATAGCTTTAGATACTTTTGATACTGGATTTGTTGCTGGAGCTTACCATCCATTGGCTGGTGTTGGCTCGACTGAGGTTAATTATAAATATTCTGTAATTACAGATGGTAGGCAATTTGTGGCTGGTGTTAGGCTTGACCCAAATGCATATACTGGTTCTTATGAAGACCATGATAATTGGGTTATTTTTTCAGAGTTAAATCAATATGATATCCTTCCAATATCAAATTATATCCAGCTAAGAGATATGCAAGGCGGTGCAATTGTAGGGTTGTCATCACTTATGGGAGACTTGGTGGTGTTTATGGAGCGTGGTATTTATAGATTATCAGTTCCATCCTCAGACCCGACAGCGTGGTCCTTAAGTGAGTCAGAGGAAAATATTGGATGTATATCTGACAAAAGCATAACTCCTTGGGAAAGTGGAATTTTCTTTGCTGGAAAAGACCATTTATATTTTTTAGATTCAAATTTTAGAGCAACTCCAGTAACTAAATCAATAAAGGATGCCTATCAAGCAGTAAATCCCTTAGTTACTACATTCTATGATGTTAAGAAGAATCGTTTGTTAATGGAGTTTGGGGCTTACTATGATGATAATTACAGTTTAGATTTATCATTATTCCCAGAAGAGAGGTGGACAAAGGTTTCAGGGGATATGGATATGTTTACTCTGGATGAAAATTTAAACCTATATTCATACGATGGGGCCACTCAACTTATAAAGAAACATGATGGTTCTAAGGATGAAACAACTTCCTTTAAAAGGACTACAGGTTGGATTTCTCAAGCAAATCTAGATAAGAGTGGAGTCTTGAGGAGGCTTAACCTGAAGTATAAGTCCGGGGATGCAATAACGGCCAAGATTTACATAGACGGAGATGACTCGACTGTTGTAGCAACTGTTGCAATTCCGGTGGATACATCTGGTGCAGATTGGTATAAATGGAAGCCAAATGTTAGATGTAGAAGTTATAAGATAGAGTTATCAACATCAGCCTCAACTAACGATGTTGAAATCAGAAGAATAGAGGTTGAATTTGAGTAAGATTGGAATTAAGCCAGATAATAAGGTTGTGGGTAAGGGAATGATAAGATTACAAAAGCTCGTGGATGATTTAAGACGTGAAAACGAACTGTTAAAAGCACGAGTTAAAAAATTAGAGGATGCATAAATGGAAATGTCATGGGATAAATTAGCTGATAGATGTCAGCTATTTGTAGATACTAATAAAGGATTGTTGATTGAACTCTTAAAAGAGGCAGAAATGGAGATGGCCCGCCAGTGTGATTTAGTTGAGGAAACTCAGAAATATACTATGCCCACCCCAGCGGGGAGTCAGAATCTTATTCTTCCTCAAGACTATAAGAGAATGACCGCTGTATGGTACAATGGTAGTAGACTACACCCAATGGCTGATGTGGAGGTTTCTTTGAATAACTCCAATAACTTTGAGAGTGGCACTCCTTCACATTTTTCAATACAAAGACACCCACACGGGGAGTATCTTGTTCTAGACAGAATACCCACCAGTGGTGATATTAAAATTTCATATAGCTCTACCCTTACCGGGAAGCTCAATGCTAATAAATTTTTATGCATATTCCACTCTGGTAGTGGTTTTTGGATAGATACATCTCTTGGGTCAGCCTTAAATGGATTAAATGGGAACTCATATATTGATGGCGTTGGGCCAACTTCTTTTACGAATATGCAATACGAACTATCATCAAATAATTCCGGACAAAAATTTACCATTGAATCGGGGACATACCCTACTACCAGTGCGATGATTGATATCCAATACTATAGAAATGTAGCCCCAATTATCCCCGGACAGTACCACAAAGATTTATGCGATTATGCAATCGCAATAGCAAGTGCAAAAGCTAATCCAGAAATGCACAATAAACATCTATCATTATGGTTAAATAATATTGAGAAAATTAAAAATGAAGATGCGGACAGAGAATTGATACATCAGATTAGGAGTGAGATTTAATGAGTATACCTTTGATTATGGGAGGCCTTGGCCTTGCAAAAGGAATTGCTGGGGCAATAGGTGCTGGAAAATCCCGAAGAAATCAGATAGCTGGACTAAGAAAGCTTTCTGAAGTAACCGATTCAGAGCGTGATTATGAAAAGCGTAGGCAAGATATTATAAAGGGCGGAGACCCACTTATAAATCAAGCTGGCAGGAGTGCTATTCAAACTATTCGTCAACAGGGTCGATTTAATCAACAGTCTGCCATAGGACAATCTATTCAGCAGGGTCTTGAAAATTCAATAGTAGCACAAGAATTGAGAAGGAAAGTAGATGCCGACACACTTAGAAGTGTTGCGGAGCAGGCTCGACAAATGGCTCTTGCAAATGCTGAGGCAAAGCGAAGAGCTGAGGCTGAGATAGAGGCTCTTAAAATGGGGCAGGATGCAAGAAAGCGTGATTCTGAAGCAAAAATAGCAGGTATTGGTGGGTATGGTTGGGAAGATAGGCTCGGTTCTCTTGTGAATATAGCAGGGGCTGGCCTTAGTGCATATACAAGTGCTGGGGGAGACTTTAATGGAGCTATAAGTAACCCTAGTGCAATGCAGGCCTATGGCGGTGGGTATATAGATGTAAACACTGGAATACAGTACGACAAAAATATGATTAAATGGGGAGAGTGAAGTAATGGCCTATGAAATTCAAGAGGGTGTTCATGCTAGCGGAACCCCTGTATTTAGAACCAAGAATAAGAGCGGTGACTGGAAGGTCTTTAGAAGCAAAGAGGAAGCTCAGAAATTCATTGAAACCATAAAACCTAAACCTAAGAGTTTTAATCCTAAAACTGGAGTATACAAGTCCTTTGATACTGAGGAAGATAGAAGTCAATATATTTCCTCGAATACTACATCTGATAAACCCTTCGAGGCTCTTAACGAGAGTACGGGTAAGTATCTCAGGTTTAAAACTGAGGCCGATAGAGATAGGTTTCTAGTAAGGCAGGGTACAAAGAACGCCCCAAAGAAAACCAAGGAAGAAAAACTTGCGGATGAGAAAGAGGAGCAACGCCTCAAAGACGAGAGGGACCCAATAGGACATATAACTCGACTAAGGAAGGAACAGGAAGAAATAGTGGACCTTTCCAAAGGAACTGGTGGTATTAGCAGGGATGAAATGAATAAACTAAGAGCTATTAAGCAGGCTGAAATTGATTCGGTTTATAACGCAAGCAATTTCTTTAAGCTTGTAAATAACTTTAATCAAGCTGTAAATAAGGCATCTGGTGCTAATACCACCACGACACCACCACCCGTTACACCACCACCCGTTACACCACCACCCGTTAAAGGAGCAAAAATAATACCTGCATCTGAGGTTATGAAAAGCTTAAGTCAAAAGGAAAGAAAAATAGTTAGGCGAAAGGCTAGACAAATTCAATTATCGGAGCCGGGATTATCAGGGGCAGAGAGATTGGAGAAGGCCTTAATAGAATCGGGGTACATGTAAATGTCACAGGCTATTATAAGTTCGGCCAAGGAATTATTAGACTACGCACTTGCACATCCAGATGAAATGGAGTCAAGGGGTGTTGATATAGATGAAATTCAGGCCCTGTATAATTCAGCAATTCAAATGTATCCTCAGGAAGAGAAAATAGACCCTCAGGAATTATTAAAAATCCCAGAGTTTAATCCACAAATATCTCAAAATGATATACCTCAGACGGAGGCAGTAACATCCTCAACCGCTGTTGAGAGCATCTTAAATAAACCACCGTTGGATAGGAGGTTATTTAAAGTTAAGGATACTAAGCTCAATGTAAATGGTAGCAGAAAAAACATGGGTGTTATCCAGAAGAAGTTAGTTCCTACAGAAAGTAATGGGCATGACTGGGATACTAGTATTATTAACGATAAGAAAATCCTAGAAACTCTCCAAACACCAATTCTTATGACTCGTGATATGACTGATGAAGAGATTGAGGTTTATGCTAAAAAGACAAAAGAGAAAAAAGAATTAGAGAAACAGGGGTATTCATTAATTGATATAGATTCTGATGATTATAGTAAGATAAAAACTCCAGATTCCATAGGAGACCCTTTAAGGAGAGGTATTGTTCTGGCTCAAACAGCAGTAGGAGCTGGATTAAATACAATCCCTTTAGTTATTCAATCACCTCAATTAAAATGGATTCAAACAAGGACGAATCAACTTCTACAGGATGAAATATTTATTGACGAGACGAAGACGGTTGAAAATAGGTACGAGGAAGCTAGGCGTAAAGCTAACGCTGAATTTCAAATGATGGCCATTGAAGGGACCCTACCAGATAATGTTAAGGATGCTTTAAAAGATAGAGATGATTTAGAAGATTTCTTTTATAATACAGGAAAAGAGATTGGAGATTTTTGGGCAGAATGGTGGGACCCAAAAGAGGCTACAGGGGAATATGCAGAGCCACCAGAGAATTTTCTTGGATACCTAGACCCAGTTAGAATGTATATGGTTGGGGCAGAAACTGCTCCAATGATGGGGATGTTTGTTGCGACAACTATAGCTAACCCAATTGCTGGAACAGCGACTATGTTTGCTATTGAGGCAGGTTCTTCTAAAGAGGGTATTCTTGAGTATGAGAAGACTACAGGGAAACGTGTGCCTGAAGAATTAAGAAACACTATTCCAATTTTAGTAGGTTCCTTTAATGCAGTTCTAGAGAAATTTGGTTTAGATAGAGTTATGAAGGGAGCGGGAGTAAGGAGCCGTTTACTTAATATCCTTGTGGGGGCTATCTCAGAGGGTACTACTGAAGGATTTCAAGAGGTCTCTCAGATTATTGGTGAACAATTGACTCAAGAGGAGAAAAAATTATTTAAGTTTACAGAGCAGGATTGGGAGAGAACTGTTGCATCATTTTATGCTGGAACTATTATGGGTACAGCAGGAACCACTATATCAAACACTCTTGATGTAGAGGGCAGGCTTGTGCATGATATGCAGAAAGAGGTTGATAAGTATGCCTCTGATAATGATATGTCAAAGAATGATTCATGGAATGAAGTTAATCGTGCTGTAGATAACAATGAAATAGATTCTGATATGGGAACATGGATTAAGCATTTCCTAATAAAAAACCCAGACTTTGATAAGTCCAGTGTGCTCGCTATCACAAAAGAGACCCGTATACTTCTTAAGGATGAATATATTCAAAACCTTATTGAAAACGAGGAACATACCCCAGAGGAGGCTGAGGATGCATATCGTATTTGGGCTGAGTCTGAGCAACTTGGAGACACAAAGGCTCCCGGAGCATTTATTAAGGGGTCAACTAAAATTGACACTGACCTTCGCAAAATAGTTTTAAGTTTATATGGGGGTGCTGATAAAACTACTGTAATTGAAGAAATGTATGGAGCTCTATATAAAGGACTAACTGCCGAGGAGAGGAAGGCCGTTGAGGATGAATTTAGAGAAAATAATCCAGATAGAGTAGCGGACCTTGATAATGAACTTAAGCGAAACAATGGATGGTCTCAACTCTTAAATGAACATTTCCAGAAGCGTGGACTGAAGTGGTATCAGGAAGAGGGAGTTAAGATAAATCAAGATGTAGTTGATAGAGCCCTTACTCGTTTTGGTCAAAAGATTAAAGATTTCTTTATAGGTGTGGATGAGGTGTCTCCTCTTGGGGATAAAACCATGGAGTTTATAACTCAGTTTGGACAGGGGACAAAAGGAATTTCTGAAATATACTCAACCAAAGATGGTGAAACCATGCAGGCAGAGGTTCTGGACTACTCGAATAAGTTGTCTGAAATTAAGGAATCAGACCCTAGAAAGTACTGGTCAGTAGATAATGTTCCTCCTGAATCAAAGGGTACTCCGATAGAAACTGAGCGTGGTGTTGCTTTTGTAGGTGAAGATGGTGATATTAAGGGATTAGCTAGTAAAGTTGGGGCAAAAGAGGGTGGTATTGCAGATGAACTTCTAGAGAAAGCTATTGAGGCTGGTGGTAATAAATTAGACAATTTCGATATTTATCTTACCGAAATTTATGAAAGAAATGGATTTAGAGTTGTAGCCAGAACCCCGTTCAATGAGGAATTTGCTCCAGATGGATGGGAGCCTGAGATTGGGAAGCCTGATGTTGTAGCTATGATACATGACCCAAATAGCATAGCTGAATTTGAAGAAAAAATGTTCGAGAGCCCTGATACTGGTTACGATGATATGATAGAGTATCGTGATAGTGTTCAGGAAACCATGCAGGCCGAGCCCCTAAAGGTAGATGAAATAGCACAAAAGTATTCCTCCAAGGAACCTATCACAAAGGGAATGGGGAGAGCTGGAGTTGCTACCGACAAGGGTTTGAGTGAGGTCCTTAAGGTACTAGCCGATGATGGATTCGATATAAACGGAGCTCTTGAGTGGTACGATGAGGCTGTATCCGAGGCGAAGGGCATTGGTTCTGTTGAGGTCCCCGCAATTAAGTCTCATAAAAATGGAGATGCCCTGTGGGATATTTTTATGGGTATGACAAGCCTAGGTACTAAGATACCTCCAAACTATGATAGTGGTATTAGTATTCTAAAAACCTATCTTGAAACCGGTAAAATAAATTATGTTCAGAATGATAAGGGTACTACCCTAATTGAATATGAAAATTCCGATGGTATTCCTAAGAAAGTAAGAATGCCTGTAATAGCGGATATGTTCAAGAAGTTTGAGGGACTTGTCTCTGAGCTTGGCGAGGATGGGGCTATTGAGTGGCTTATGACTCCTCATAGCGGGCTAGAAATTGCGGAGCTTAACGCTAAATTAGCAGGGCAGAAGCCCGGGGCTAAGAAGAAACCATCCGGTATTACACTTAATGGTGAATACTATGGTGCACGAATATTGGGACCGAAGATAGGTCGCTATATTATGAATCTTCATGGTGTCCACGGGGAAGCCACCTACGATATATGGTGGACCAGAACATGGAATAGGTGGATGGGAACCCCCTTTACAGATAAAGGTGAACTTAAAGCCTCTCCATCTTGGGGAACAGAGTCTCAGGCTATGGATGAGGCCATGGAAAATATAAAGAATAAGCTTAATGAACTAACCGACAGAAAATGGAATGTTGCTGAAATTCAGGCGGTCCTGTGGTACTATGAGAAACAAATATATGTTAGGCATGGCCAAAAAGATGATGGTTTAAACTATGGAAATGTTGCTAAATTAAGGGCAGAAAAGAAAGGTTATTATGAAGAATATGCCACACCCGTCAGTGATAAAGGCACTGGACAAATTGAAGAGGGACGGAGTTCTGAACAACGAGAGGTTGATGCCGATACTGAAGGCCGAACTGAAGAAACTCGAGAAGAAACTAAACAAAAAAGTGGTCCTCTAGAGCAGGAAACAATGCAGGCTATCCCTCTATGGGAGAGCAAGATACTCAAGGCCGTAAATAAACTCGGTTCGGATAAATTCGGAAAAAAATATGATAGAAAAACCATACCCATTAGAAGTGTAAAGAATTTCCTTCTCAACCAAGGCGTAAGTGAAGAGGAAATGAAGTGGGCTGGTATGGACATAATATTTAATATGCCATTCGGTGAGAAGAGTATTAGCGTCAAGGTATTACAGGACCACATAAAGAACAACAACCTTCAGATGACCGAGATTGTTCGTGGAGGTAACCCAGAATATGACAAGGTAAGAGCTGATTGGCTAGTTGCTGAATCACGAATGGAAGATTTAAGGCTGGAATTGCAGGAAAAAGTTGAGGGTGATTTGTCACGTAATGGGCTCAATAAGTTAAGAAAAGAATTTCAGGACTCAATAATGAGAGAAGGGGAGTTATATTTGGCTATGTCAAAGCTAGAGGCGGATATAGACTATAAGAAAGAACCTCGCCACGATGCCTACAAGGTCCCCTCAAGAAGCCAAGAATTTGACGCTCCCCCTAAAGACTATAAGGAAATGGAAATTACCATTCCCGATGATGCCACTACCGGTATATTCAAGGTAGAACATCACTTCCCAGATAATAATATTATTGCCTTTGTCCGATTCGATACCCGTATGAAGGATGGTAAGAAGGTTCTATTTATTGAGGAGATTCAATCCGACTGGCACCACAAGGGTTCCGCTGAGGGATATCAAGGCTATCTCAAAACATTAACCGAAATTCCTGATGACTATAGGGTAGTCAGGGTGAACAATATAGAGGGACAGAGGAAGAAGGCGGATATTCTAGATTCTGATGATAAGTTTGAAGACAGATATGAGGATACTCGATTTGATGTGGCAGATGGTTATGCTGGATATATTTTAGAGTACAAAAGCGAAGAGACTGGTGAATGGGTTACGGTCAGAACCCTAAGCGAAAGGGCTATGAGCGAGGATACTATGGAGAGAGCTGAGAAGTTTTTCCTTAGAACAATGAATGACAAGAACCTAAACCTCGAGAGACGTAAGGTTCCTGATGCTCCATTCAAGCAGAGCTGGATGAGACTCGCTCAGAAGAGAATGCTCAGATATGCCGTTGATAATAAGTTTGACTCTATCGAGTGGGCAACCGGAGCAGAGTCCGCTGACATGTACGATATAAGAGATAAATTCGACTCGTTGGAATATAGAAAGACAGCCACCGGTCGGTACCACTTCCAAACTTTTGAGGGTGAGCAACTTACAGGCACATCAAAAACCTTTGAGGCTGATGAGGTAGACATTAAAAATTATTTTGGTAAGGAAATTGCTAACCAAATTATTCAAGGCGAGGGCACAAAGGGGGACCATGGATATGTCACCTTGGAAACAAAGGATATGGTTATGGGCGGTGAGTTTCACAAGGAGTTCTACGATGTCCGAGTACCGCAAGCATTTAAGAAAGTAATTAAACCATTCGGTGGCAAGGTTGTTAGTGGCGAGTATAGGAACTCCATTGAGCTAACCAGTGAAATGAATGAGGCCTTCGCTAGACCTCAGGAAACATTCCAAGCTGAGGTAATGCCTGCGGAAACTACTCCAGAGGCCATACAAAGAAAGATTCAAGATAAGCTTAACAGACTAAAGAAAGCACAGGATATTCTTAAGATTGATGATGAGGAAATGGATGCCTATCTAGACACAGAACTATATCTTTCAAAGGTAAGACATCAACTAGACCTTAATGATAATGAGGTTAATGATTTTATGAAAGAGATGAAAGATGGTGCCTTTGAAATTGATGACATTGGAACCTTCCTCTACGCCCAGCACGCTAGGGAGAGGGATGCTGTTATTAAAGACAGGGACCCTAAGATTGACTTCGATGCCTCCGGCTGGGATAATGAAGCTATGGGAGGAACCCCCCAGAGTTATATGCCCGGTGGTAAAAATTACAAGAAGGGTACCAAGGCTCTAGCTAATAAGTTTAGAAATAAGTTTATAAATAAAAGGCTTAAGTTTTTATATGAGAGCGGGTTAATAACGGAGGAAGCCTACAATGACTTTAAGTCCGGCAAGGTCTACTCTCACTATGTTCCCCTAAAGGGAATAGCTAGCTCAGAGGAGTATACCGGTACGGGTCGAGGATTTAATCTTACGGGTAAGGATATCAAGAGGGCCAAGGGTCGCTCAACTCTAGCAAATAACCCTTTCTCTCAGGTTCTTTCGGATATGGAACAGACAATTATCAGGGCAGAAAAGAACCGTGTAGCACAGAGTCTATATAATTTAATTAAGAATAATGAGCTCCTTATGCCTGATGGCACACCATACTGGGAGGTTAAGAATATAAGATATAGACCAAGCTTTGATAAGAATGGTGAAATGCAGAGCCTTATTCCAGAGAACCTTGATGGGACAAAGGAGATGATAGTTTATTTTAATGGGAAACCAAAGAAAATTATTATTCACGATAAAACCTTGTATGATAATCTTAATAATTTAGGTCAAGGAAAGGGTGTTAAGTTTCTATCAACAGCTATAAATGTTATGAGGAATTTATACACAACCCTTAGCCCAAAATTCTGGATAACAAATTTCCAGAGAGATAGTTTAATGAATGCTCTTATGCATGTAGGTGAGGGTCGCTCAGATATAGCTATAGGAACACTTAAGAATATTCCAATGGCAAAGTGGGGTATCTTTCAAGCCCTAACAGGGGGCAAGGGTGAGTGGACTGATATTTATAATGACTTCCTTGAAAATGGTGGTAAGATTGGGTGGATAGAACCTCAAACTATTGAGGAGAGAACAGCTAATCTCGAGAAACGCCTTAATAATATGCAGGGGAAGAACCCTATGAGGGTTGCCGTTAAGGGAATATTTAGCACCATTGAGGGAATTAATACTATATTTGAGAGCTCAACAAGGCTAGCAACATACAAGGCCCTGCTTGATGCTGGGTACTCAAAGAAGAAGGCCTCCCAAATAGCTAAGAATATTACCGTTAACTTTAATAAAAAGGGTGAGCTTGGACACACCTTAAACACAGCATATCTATTTGCCAATGCTTCAATTCAGGGTGGATTTAATGTTGCAAAAATGCTATACACTACCAAGAGGGGATTGATGATGCATGGAGCCCTAATGACCGCTGGCTATGCTATGGCCTCAATAATGAGAGCTGATGATGAGGATGAATACGATGGTATTAATGATTATGAACGCTTTACTAAACTTATGGTACCCAAGTCCGGTGGAGGATATTTCCCTATACAGTTACCATATGGGTTAAATTGGCCATATGCACTGGGAATTATTGCGGAGGAGGTTAACAATGGAGATATAACCGTTGAGGATGCTGGAATAAAAGCTCTTTATTTACTTACCACAACATTCAGCCCAATACAGGGACATGACCTTATTGATGCCGTAACTCCTACAGCAGGTAAACCTGTTTCCCAGTGGATTAGGAATAAAAAATACCATGGTGGAAATATTAAGCCTGAGGGGGAGGAAGCTGAGAGCATGGCTCCATCAAGGAACTACTATGATAGTGCTAATCCATTAAGCATTAAGTTCTCTAAAATGTTGAATAAGGCTACAGGAGGCACAGATATAAGAGAGGGAGTAGTATCAGTATCCCCAAATAATATAGATGGCATAATTGAGTGGTTTGGGCCCGCCATGAATAGTATGTATGACCTTATTGGTGGCAAAGAGTTTGATAATATGAACATGAAAAAATTAATTCATATTGAGCCCGGAGACTATAAACCTAAGAGTATTGTATTTGATATTATAAATGACTCTAAAACAAATAAGCTAACCGATACTGACCTTAGAAGATATAGTAGATACCTAGAAATAGCTATAGATTCCGGGTCCCTTAATGAGGATGATGCTGATAAATTTGCAAAGGAAATCAAGGCCAATCAGGATAGGGTTAACCTTTCCCCGGAGGATGCAACCATTAGGGTTAATGCAAAGGTGGGCCATAAAAAACTAAGAGGCAACAAGTTTACCGAGGAAGATATTAAAAATTATACCGATATGCTTGAGGATGCCTATGATAGAGATATTATTACCAAAGGTGAGTATAGCTATAGATATAATTTTATAGACAGAGCATGGGAGAAACTTGAAGAAAACGATTAAGCAACTTATTAAAGATGTACTCGAGATACTGGATGAGTGTGGTATTAAGTACAGCGATGATGCAGTGGAGCTTGTGTATGAAACAGGAATGGCGGAGACCGGATACAGACACCTTGAGCAGATAGGTGGTGGCCCGGGGATTTCCTTTTTTCAAATTGAGATAGGCACCCTAGAGGATAACTGGGAGAACTACATAGTCTACCGAAAACCTCTAATAGAGTGTCTATATAGACTAGGATACATAGAGAAGGACCCTGTATTTAGTGCGTTAACTAACATTGCGGTAGCCATAGCTATGTGTAGAATATACTACTGGAGACAACCGGGTTCAATACCTGTATCTATAGGTGGAAGAGCTGAGTACTGGAAGAAAAACTACAATACAGTTTTGGGAGCGGGGACCGTTGAGCATTACCTTGAGGCGAATGCATAGTGGACCTAAACCTTATCGACCAATACGGTTTGCCAATAGCTATGCTTGTAGGCTTCGGATGGTATATCATACAGCGTACAAAATTTTTAGAGGAAACTCTAACAAGGGAAATGAACGAGGACTTTGGTCGATTGGAGGCCATTATAGTTCAGTTAATATCCCAGATAAAGCTAGCACAACTTAAGGTGGAGGAGGTTAAGGGATACATTGAGGGCCTTAACGATATCCTCGCCAAAATAGAAACCAAGAAAGACAAATGAGAGTGGATACATTAAAAACCCTTTCTGTAGGGGTAAGCGGAGTGACAGTAACTTGGATAGAGTGGATACCATGGGGCATACGCCTTGCCGTGGCTATAGTATCGCTTATGTATATGTGGTTCAAGGCACTGAACGAGCGAAAGAAATTTTACAGGGAGTGGGATAAATAGTGCTACCGATACTGAAACTTTTAACCCCCACAATAATTAAAGCCATATCAAAGTATGTCTTTGAGGAGAATGACCTTGACCGGAAGGTTAAGGAGTTAGAGGATACCCTAGATAGGGTTAGAGAACGATTAATTAAACTGGAGAAACCCCAATGAAAGAGATGATAGCGAGCTATATTTTTAACGATAAAATGAGAGCTAAGATAATTAGTGCCCTAAATGAGAATGTTGATATTCCAATTATCAGCGAGAAAACTGAGGCTAAAATTATTGGTGCAATTTACGATACCGTTGAGGAAGTTGTTAAGAAAGAAATATTGAAATAACCCTCGGAGAAGTACCTGTAGGTTGAATTTATTTTAAATTGTTCTTGCGTAGGTTTTGAGAAACAGCTAAATTAATAGCAGTTATTTTAATACAAATACGTTAAGGAGAACAAACGTGAATAAAAAAACCTACACTGATATATGGAATACACTTTCCAATGTAGATGTCAGCCATTTAACCGAAGATAAGAACAACCTTACATACCTCAGCTGGGCTAAGGCGTGGGGCGTTCTTATGGAATACTATCCTGAGGCAACCTATATGTTCTATGATAACACTATAGAGGCCGATGGAAGCGTAACCGTGCACTGCTCTGTAACAATTAAGGATGCGTGCAGAACCATGTGGTTGCCTGTAATGAACTATGCCAATAAGGCAGTACCTAACCCCTCATCAAAGGATGTCTCTGATAATAAAATGAGATGCTTTGTTAAGTGTTTAGCAATGTTCGGCCTTGGGCATAACATTTATACCGGGACAATATTCTCCGGTGGCTCCTCTCCGACTACCGGGACCGAGATAGCTCCTCAGGTTGAACCCCTTTCGACTGGGGAGCCTGTCTCACCAACGACAATTCCATGTGGTGCCCATAAAGACAAAACCTACCCGGAAGTATTCGGTGATAACCTTGAGCAAATTGACAAGGCTATTAAATATTACCAATCCCACGCAAAGGATGATGCCGTTAAGAACCAGCACCTTAGGTTCCTGAGAGCTTACCGGGTTCGGGTTAATACATCAATCACATCAAACGGCGTTCTAGCGTGAGTCTCCCAAAAATAGTACCAAACACAACCTACGGGCGAGTGTACGAGGTAGAGGAGGGGATATTTTTCCCCTCTGTATCCACTATTTGTAAGTATGGACTACCTATGGATGAGTTTTTGTTTAAGTGGTTTCTTGAGCAGTCTCGTGGAGACTATGATAGACACATCCGCCACAACGGAGAGGCCTCGGAGATTGGGACATATGTTCACGATGTATGCGAGCAGTTGGTTAAGGGTGAGTCAATTACTATCCCCAGTGACCCAATGGATATAGTTTCAGGGAGAGGATACTATCCAACCTTCAGAACCTCTGTTGCAGTAAAGAAGGCAGTACTTTCCTTTGTTTCTTGGTTCAACACAATTCAACCAAATATAATTAATACGGAGATGATGCTATTCTCTACAGATAGAATGGATAAGCAGTTTAAGTTTCCATTTGCGGGTAGATGTGATATGGTTGCCGAGATTAATGATGAGCTCTGGATGCTTGATATAAAAACATCCAAGAAGGTTGAGGGAGTTATATCAATTCAAGCACAGCTATCTATGTATGTTATGCTCTACAATGCAACTCACGAGAGAAAGATAGATAGAATGGGTGTTATCTGGGCCAAGAAAGACTATCGCTCAAATACCCCACCTCGCTCTGTTATAAAAACATATGAGTATAAGTATGATGAGGAATTGGTGAGAGATATTTATCGAATGTTTAACCGCTTCTTTGATGGGTTTAGCTTCGGTATCCCAAAAACCAAGACCCCTTTACAGAGTCATTTTGAGCTTGATATAAAGGAGCCTATCCATGCCTAAAGCAGATAGACCCTCACAGAATAAATTGTCTGAGCTTACTAAACTAAGAAACTCAGGCCCGGGAAGTGGTGGCAATAGATTCGTTAGAAAGGACCTTATAGGATATGGTCCAACGGATACTCGCTACAGACGGGCTGTAGACCTAGTGGCAACGGAAGAAAAATGTTGGTGGGTTAATAGATGGTTAATCGGGAACCGCCCACTGAATGAGAGGCCAAGATGATTAAGGATGGAGACTATATTCTTATTCCAACATCAGTGCTTCGCCACAGTGGATTAAAGGGTACCGCTCGTGAGATGTTTTGTAAGATAGCGAGCCTTTCTTTGGCAAATGGATGTACCGCCAACAATGAATACTTTTCAGGGCTTCTAGGGGTATCTACGAAGCGGATAGGAAATATTGTTGCGGACCTTGAGCAGAGAGACCTTGTTGAGAGAGATGTTATTAATGGGTTTAAGCGTATAATTAAGCTTACCTGTAGGGGGGTGGAAGTTTACGGGGGAGGGGGTAGAACAAAAGTTCCAACCCCTACGAACAAAAGTTCCATGGGGGGTAGAACAAAAGTTCCAACATATAATAGAGTTAATAATAGAGATATAATAGAAATAGAAAAACACTTTGCGTGTGAAGTAAATTCCTATACCGATATTGATTCAACTATAAGGGAAGTATTTATATCCTACTGGACCGAGCCTAATAAGGGGAAGACTAAACTAAAGTTTGAAATGGAACGCACATGGGACCTAGGTCGAAGACTTAAAACATGGGAGTCTAATAGTAAGACTAACTTTGGCCGGAACAAGGATGAGCCAACTCAAACAGAGGAGCTAAAGAGAAAATATGGCTGAGACAAGAACCGAAATAATACAGGATATGTTTTACGCATTCAATAGGGACCCCCATTCATGTAGTGGGTTGGTGGAAAGTTTCTGTAAGAAGGCTATACACATGGACCCGGTCTACATGAGGAAGGCTGTATCTATGCTGGAGTCTACATCACAGTACCTACCTAAATTCAAGGACCTAGAGAACGCATACGCTACGGTCATTCCTAGGAATGATAATATCCAGAGCGAGAAATGCTTAGAGTGTAGGGAAACGGGATTGGTGCATACCATTTTTAAAAAAACCGACACGGGAAAGCGTGAATTATATGGCTTGGAACAAAGTCCCTCAGGGATGTATTATACCTTCGTGATTGGGAGCTGTAAGTGTCTGAATGGACAGGCCTACTCAAGGTCATACCCTCAGGTAAATATGCCAAACTGGATATCACGGCTAGCCCAATCAAGGGGAAGTGACTGCTTAACAACAATAGAGAAAATGCAGGAGTACTGCAATACGGAGGCAAGAAAATGAGTGCAATTAGTGGTGGACCGCTGTGGGTAGAGAACTTCTATAAGAAACAGTTGGTGATGATGCGAATGCGAGGACTTGGGAATACAACTATTGAAACCGGGGTTGTAATAACTCCAGCCCTAATTGAGATAACCAAGAAACGAATGAAGGAACTTGAGTTTAAGAGAATTAATTCACTGAAGGGCCACCGGGGAAAGTATTAATGGAGGGTGAGCTTGGTGAAACTACAATAATTGACACCGAAGAGCTAGATGATATGAAGCACGCTCTCCAATACTACAGGACCCAGTACAAGCACATGAAGAGTGAGGTTGCCAGACTAACCCTGAGGCTACACAAATTTGAAGATAGTAAGTAAGCTAAGGGACAAGGAATATGGTGAGTGTATGCTGTGCAGGAAGCGTAAGAAGAGCAGGTGGTACACATGGCACAATATATATTTCCCTGACCGCCCAAAGGTTAATCTAGAGCAAATATGCTACGCATGTGCGGAGTCGGTTGTGGGAAAGAAAAATAAAAAAAAGGGGGAGCTTCTGGATGCTAAATAAGGACTGGGAGAATAAGGAATTTGACCTGACCTCAAATAATAAATTCATAAGGTCAAAAAAGTCTGGAGATATTGGGGAGGAGTGGGTAGACAAAAGATTAGATTCCCGTGTTGAGGTTAAGACCGAATTGGATATTAAGGGTGTAAACTGGAGAACCAGTGGAAATATAATAATAGAAATAAATGGTTACAATGGACGAAGGTCAGGGATTAGTATAACAGAGGCTGATACATGGGTTCAGGTTTTAACTGTCAATGGTAGGCCCCTGTTCTCTATTATGTTTGATGTAGCTACTCTGAAGGAACTGCTTAGGAAATACTGGAGTGAGCTAGACATAGTACAGGGAGGAGACGGCAACAACAGTAGAATGATTAAGCTTCCACTAAAAAAACTTTTTGAAATGACCCTGTAATCAGTATAAATTAACACCAGATTTAAACATTAAATGTCAATAGTTAAGGAGAACTATGAAAGAAGGACTAGCAGTAATGGACCCACTCAAGGGGACAATAAGAGAGGTTGTTAAGAAGGCCTCTAAACTGGATAGCATTGCCAAATGTGAAGCTTTATATCCGGAGACCACAAAAGCATTCAAAAGAAATCAGCACGAGGGATACCAATTATTCTGTGAGAAGCAGTTGGATTACGGGCCTGAAAATATCAAGGCAAGGACCCCGCTTCTAACCAGCACGGATAGAAACTGGGCTCTTACCGGGTTAAGCTTTAGAATAGATGATAAGGTTACTAGGTTAATTAACCTTTTAAAAACAAAGAACAACCCTAATAATGAAAGCATTGAGGATACCTTAACCGACCTCAGTAACTACGCTATCATTGGGTTAATAGTTAAGGAAGGGAACTGGGACAAATGAAAATTGTATCCATGAGTAATGTAGATTGGGAAAAGTCTCCCAATATAAAGGCTATCGCCACCATTGAAACAGGTGACGGTGTGCAGATTAAGGAATGTAAGGTTATTATGGGTGAGTTTGGTGTGTTTGTAGCATCCCCATCAAAGAAGTCAAATAAACCATGGACCAAAACCATGAAGGACGGTAGCACAAAGACAATGAACTACGATGACTTGGTCTATTTTCCGAAAGAGATTCAGGCGGTAATGTCGGATATTGTTACGGATTGCTATGACCCAACAAAACCCCTGCATAAGGCCTACACTTCTACGGGTGAAATGGTTACCTATAGTAAGCCTGCCACGGCAACAACAACGGAGAAAACTACGGCCAAGGCCCCTGAGTTTTCTGATGAGGATATTCCCTTTTAATGGAACATCTGTTAAATGAGAACCGCAGATTGGGGGAGGAAATTATCCTCCTCCGTAGGCGGGCTGATGCATATAAGAAATTATTTGAAATGTCCCTAGGGGTAGTTGAGAGTTTTAGTCATATGCTCCCTGATGTAGCGGACAAGTATAAAGCAGAGGTTAGGAAGCAGTTAGAAGAATTTTCAGTAGACCTGTAGTCGGTACAGGTTTGCTTATCACGAGTGGGGAGGTTTAATCCTATTTTCTTCCCCACAAAATTAGAGGTACAGATGGCGGACCACAGATTAAGAACGAAGAGTGAACCAGAGGATTCATACGTAAAGAGAATGGAAGCAATTATCGAGGACCTTAAGATACAGGTCGCATTCTATAAAAATGAACTGGAGCTGGTAAACGATGATTAATGTGCTCAACCAGATAGCCCCCCTTCTTGGGGCTTTTGTGTTATTTTTAGCTATACTAATTGGAATATATATTTCCATGGGTAACTACGTTGATGAGTTTAGGTTTGAGGATGATAATGAGATAGTATGAATGACGAACAGGTACACAAGGCTAAGGAAAATGCAAAGCGTCAGGCCAAGAAGTCCTGCAAGCCAACAGACTCCCGGGTTGTTACTGGGATGGAGGGATTGAGGCAGTCGGGTAAGGGTGATAAATATAGGAATATTGAGGGGTGGTACTCTCAGGATATGACCGATAAATTGGAACGAATTTTTGGCAAAAAGAAAACAGCCGACTAAGAAGCGAATGAAGGTCCGTCTTGATAATGCTGTCAGGCTATACATCAAGGAGCGGGACAGTGACACATGTGTGACTTGTGGCCAGCATAAGTTATCGACAGTTTCCAAAACACTGGATTGGTCTCATAAAGTCTCCCGAAATAACCTTTTCCTTAGGTGGGATGAGCGGAACTCCTTAGCTCAGTGCAGGGGGTGTCATAATAAATGGGGATGTGGTATAAATACTCCAATGAATAAGGCAATAGATACTATGTGGGGCCCGGGAACAGCGGAGAGATTGGAGCAATTTGCGACACGAAACACAACCATTAAAGGAACAGAGCTTGACCAAGTTGAGTATAGGTTGAAGCTTGAGTCCTTCTATAAGAAAAAATTAAAGGCCCTACAGGAGGGGCATATAACTCCTGAGCAGAGTAGATTAAACTTATGGGAAGAGTACACAAACCTAAGTAGCCAAACACCATGAGCTCATCAAAGCACTTTAGAATAAACAAACTACACGAGAAAATTGATATAGCCGTACGCAATGCAGAGATATGTACTATCTGGCATACACTTGGGCTAGTTACTGAAATGTCTTATAAGGAAAAGCAGGACTTTCTCTCAAAAGAATATTACCTATCACAGAGTCGGATAGAGGATATTATTAGAGAGAATGAGTTATAGGGAATTCCTGATAGTAGCTATAGTTTCGGCCTTTATCTTTTGGGTTATGAACAATGCAGAGAATTACAATTCAGAGTACTATAGCTGTCCGGAGCACTGTTCCGTAGAGCATGAACATATGGGGGTGAAAGGCTTCGATTGTGGATACGGCTCGAAAGAGCCTCCTCAAGATGGCAGTTCGACTCTGCCCACCTCCACAAATCAAAGGAGAAAGAATGAATAATGACAGTAAGATTGTTATGGTAGTCGCTGAACTTGAAGATGGAAGGGAGCATATCCATTCTAAAAACCACAAGCCGTTGGAATATGATTTAAACGACAAGAAGGATTTAGGCTTTATTGATGATTACTATAGAATGTATATTGAAGATAAAACAATGTGTTATAGTAAAGATTTAACAAGGATTCTCCCGACAAAAGGAACTCCCCATAAAAATAGGGTTTTAGTCAAGGCTATCAGATATGAGAATTATGACAACGAGTTAAGGATTCCCTATAGAACCTTCGCTATAATGCAATAAAAGGAGAAAGAATGAATTATAAATCAATAATAACTGTATGGCTTATATTCTCTGCATCAGTTATCTACTGGGATATAAATAGATTAAAGGATGATATCCCTTTAAGTGATTGCCATTTAGCCGAGATAAGAATGTACCACGACAGACCCATGTGTACTGAATGTAAATTATATTGTGAGGTAAATAAATAATGTTTATAAATGCATAGTGAACAAAAGATGCTTGGAACGGCGGGTGAATATATAGCAATGGCGGATGCCTTGGAGCAGTATATTTCCTGTCAGCATATCCACGGTGAGCCATTTGACCTTTTGATATTTGTGGATGGGGAATTTGTGAAGGTTCAGGTTAAGGTGGAGCGTTGTGGGAGACAGGGACGGAACCCCTCATTCAGACCGATGAAAGGAAGGCTTAATGCGAGATACTATACTGAGGAGGAGGTGGATGTTTTTGCGTTTGTTCGCATGGGGGATAGGACAGTAGCTTGGGTTCATATTGCCGAGACATCATTATCACGGCACACCATTGATAGGGAGCTCTTCCGAGAATTTAATCTAGAGAGAGCTCTATCAACTCACTTCTCGAGGTCGGTAATGTCGGGGATATCATCAAACTCCTCGTAGGATAGCTTGGTGGCATCTATACCCTGAGCTTTTGCTTTAGCCCTAAGTCCAGCCCGATGAGCTGTAAGCTCTGCATTCTGACGGTATTTAGGGTCGCTCTCATACTTAGCACCAATTCTCTTTCTTAGGGCCCTATGGCTATGAGATTTATTCTTCATTATTACCCCCCACGAAAACAGGCACAGGTTTAACATGTGGCTTTATTTGTCCTTCAATGCTCCACAATGTAAACACATACTGCATACACTTCACAAGAGTACGAGAGAAATTTTGTCTCCCGCTCTCAAGGTTGGATATGTAGGTGTAGGATGATAGTCCTAGAACCTCAGCCATCTCAGATTGAGATAAGCCCATTAGATTCCTAACCTCATAAAGGTAGTGAGCCTCCATTCCTCTTTCCTTAATTGCTTGCGGTAGGTCTGTTCGAGACATCATTTCTCCTCCTTACCACAGCAGACCCCATCCTTAAGCATAGCCTTTAGTGCATCTATCTGTTGTTTCATATCTTCAACCCTTGCCCTAAGGATACCGTTCTCAATTTGAACTGTTTTATACAGCTCAACTACCTTATCTGCAATAGGGTCAAATTCTTCCTTTGCCTTTTCATTACTTAGCCATTTATCAGCCATTATACTTTCTCCTTTTCATATCCAGCATTACTCAATTTCTCTATTCTTTGGTCTTGCTGATGTGATTCACAATTAGAAACTCCATCTACTCTATAACTAAGATGATGCTCCATACGATAGACACTTATGGTGTATCCACAACCATTACACTTAACACTTTTCATAGCTCTCCTAACTATTCTACGGTGATATTCCTTAAGGGCGGACCTCGTGTCCACCCACCAACAATAAAGCTTAAATCTGAGGGGGGTGGGAATGTGGGTCATTATCTGTGCCCTCCTTCCCATGTTCGCATGGGTCACAGATACGGATAAACTCATCCTCTACCCCATGGATATATTCTAGTACAGTGTAGTCATCTCTACCACTTAGAGAGTCTCCACATATATCGCACTCCTGCTCAACGGATGAGCTTAATAGCCATTTCCCATCTTTTGTATTAGCCATTACACATACTCCTTCTTGTTATTCCACCACTCCAAACCACCATTATCTGCAAATACTTTTTTAACTACTTTGTAAGGGCAGTCCATAGCATATTTAATATTTTTATAATCTCTTAAAAAAGAAATCATCTGATACTTTAAAGGTGCTTTTCTTTTATTCGTTCTTTTAGGTATATAGCCACCAAATGTTCTTGGTAATTCATTTTCCATCAGACTAACTCCTTCTTGGCTTTTAATATTTTTTCTAATTCTTGTACAGTTAAAGAGATTTGGTTTACCATTCCACTAAATTCATCTTGCATCACTATAACCTGATTATCTGTATGAGTATAAACTTTTAATTTGTCTTTCCAATAAATCTGTCTCATTACACTAACTCCTAAATTTTCTATTAAGTTTATTTGCAGAAAGTTTTGAATCTCTATTACAATCACCATCATATAATTCTCTAAGTTCATCGCACTGTTTTTTGTGTTTTTTCTGATGCTGTTTTATATTATTAGTAGTAACCCCACACCTATCGCATTTAAGCCAAGTGCTACTTTTATCTTTGTTGAATTTAGTCATTACACTAACTCCTTATGACATTCAGGACAAATATAATGCCACGATTTAGCATATTTAAAACTGCTATTACATTTAGAACAAATATCTCCTAAATTGTAAGATGACATTTCTGCATCATAATCTGAACCTTTGCATTTACATTTTATGGTAGAATGGTCATCTACATATCTCCTTTTTTGTTTAACAGGCAGTATATGAGATGTTCCTTTTACGCAAGTTTGAAAGAAATTCATTACACTAACTCCTCTTTCCATTTTAAAAACCATTTATAAATATGGTCTTGCATTATAAATTCAGTTTTGTCATAAGGGTTAAGAAATACATTTCTCCTAATCTCCCAATCCTTACAGGTTTCAAACCATTCTTCTTGCTGAATTTTGACAGGTCTATTATCAACTGATATTTCCATCACACTAACTCCTCTAACCATCTTTTAAAAAACATACAGCGGAATAGAAATTCCTTGTCAAAGGAGTGAAGGGTTATATCATTATAAATAACGCTCCACATCCCGAGATGCTCACCAGATTCAAACACGGCCTCATCAAAGACTTTGCGAGCGAGGAACTCCTCTATTTGCATGGCGGTCTGCTCATCGACATCCCCACCCTTGCCCTCTTTATTCATTGCTACTATAGTTTCTAAACTATGCATAATACTAACTCCTTTGTGTTATTTTACTTTACTTTTATCTACCTTAGATAAAATTTGATTAAATTTAAATTCAGAGTTATTCCTCTTATTGAAGATATCTCTACAAGTGTTACAAGTGAATAAATCACATTCTACCAAGTGGTCAACTTCTTTTAAATATTCTTCTCTATCTCTTAAAAATTTCATCACACTACTCGATTCTCCTATTTAATTAAACTCGACTCTGCATTTATACGGACTTGTCACCGCCACGCCTTGTGGTTGCATTAGAGTGGGGGATATCGCTCCCCCAAGCGTTATAACTGGCTAAGGTTTGAACCTTATAATCCCCTTTTTATCTGTTGGGCCACTTGTGACCTCATCAGACTCCAGATAGTCAATCATACCTTGGTATCGGTCCTTGATAACTTGGTCGGTAGCCACCATTACCTTTGTAGCATCTTTCTTGTAATATCGTATTTCACAAGTAAGAAGGCACTCATTCGTAGATAAAGGATGCTCATCCTTCAATCTCTTTAACCACTTAA